AGAGGAGATCCGTAAACTTGAAGCTGGGCAACGTGGAGAAAAAGACGAAGAAACTGACGAAGAAAAAACTGCCGAAAAAGAAGAGACCGATACAGAAGCTGAAGAAGAAACGCTATCTGCTGAAGAAAAATCTTTTAAAAAACGATATGGTGATCTAAGACGCCATATGCAGCAGAAAGAAAAAGAGTGGGATGAAAAGTTTGAAAGCCTACAATCTTCTAAAGCAAGTGTTATTCCACCAAAGTCTGATGAAGATATTGAAGCATGGGCAACAAAGTATCCTGATGTAGCTGGTATAGTAGAAACTATTGCTACTAAAAAAGCACAGGAAATGTTTTCTAAAGCTGACACTCGACTAAAAGAATTAGATGAAGCTCACTCAGAAGCTAACAGGGTTAAGTCTGAAAATAAAATTCGTGAGTCTCACTCAGACTTTGATAAGCTACGTGAGGCAGATGAGTTTCATGATTGGGCAGATGAGCAACCCAAGTGGGTTAAGGATGCACTATATGAAAATGCAGATGATCCAGACTCAGTAGTACGTGTTATTGATCTTTATAAAATAGATAAAGGTTTAACTCTTAAAGATAAAAAAGCAAATAAAAAAGCAGCAGCTTCACCTGTTACTAGGCGTAGCAAAACACAAGTAGATGTAGCTGATTCTAATGAAATGATTCGTGAGTCAGATGTTGCTAAAATGTCCGACAAAGAATTTGAAGAACGTGCAGATGAAATTAACAAAGCAATGCGCAATGGTAAATTCATCTATGACGTATCTGGTAATGCCAGATAAGCTATTGACAAAATAAAATTCAATAGTATAACTAGGGAGTATAAAACAAAAGCCTCTTATGACTACCTTTTGTTTTTACTTAATTTCCAATAAAGTCTAAACTAGGAAGAACTACCTGTTCAAGTATAGGCCCGTATATCTAACGGTTGGCCGACTGTTAGTCTTACGCACCCTAGAAAAGTAACAGCCTCTTATTGGTATTAGCTTTTAAGTAAGCCAACTATCAGGAGGATTTATTATGGCTTTTACATCAGCAGGAGGACACGGTAACTTACCTAACGGTAACTTTAGTTCCGTAATTTACTCCAAAAAAGTACAGCTTGCTTTCCGCAAGAGTACTGTATGTGGTGACATCACCAACTCTGATTATTTTGGGGAGATTTCTGCCCAAGGTGATACAGTTAAAATCATTAAAGAACCTGAGATTTCCGTAAGCAGCTATGCTCGTGGAACTACTATCTCAGCACAAGATCTTGACGATGAGGATTTCTCATTGGTTGTAGACAAAGCTAACTACTTTGCCTTCAAAATTGATGACATTGAGGAAGCTCATAGTCACGTCAATTTTATGGATCTTGCAACTAACCGTGCAGCTTATCGTTTGGCTGACCAGCATGACCAAGAAGTTCTTGGCTACTTGTCTGGCTACAAGCAATCAGCTTTGCACACAGATGCAGATACTGTTAATGACCAAGTAAATGGTAGTAAAGCAGTAGCAACTGCAGGTACAGATGAGCTGTTGACTTCTATGAAGTTGATCAAAAGCTCTTTCGGCAACATCACAACAAGTTCTGCTGGAGATCACTCGATTCCAGTAGCTGCTCGTTTGCCGGGTGCAACTGCACTACCAACAGCAACAGCTTCACCAGCAATGGTTGTAGCTCGTATGGCTCGTTTGCTTGACCAACAACAAGTTGATAAGCAAGGTCGCTGGCTGGTTGTAGATCCAGTATTCATGGAAATCATGGCTGACGAAGATTCACGTCTTCTGAATGCAGATTACGGTGAGTCTGGTGCACTTCGTAATGGTTTGGTTCTCAACAACCTACACGGCTTTCGTGTGTACTCGTCTTCTAACCTACCTTCAGTAGGTACAGGTTCAGGTACAACAGGTTCTGCAAACCAAAACACTAACTATGGTGTTATCGTAGCTGGTCATGACTCTGCAGTAGCCACTGCCGAGCAGATCAACAAAACCGAAACATATCGTGACCCTGACAGCTTTGCTGACATTGTTCGTGGTATGCATCTATATGGTAGAAAGATTCTTCGTCCTGAAGCAATCGTTACTGCCAAATATAACGCAGCGTAGGGGGGACTGAATTATGGCATTAGGTGATAACACACTCCAAGCGGCACGAGGTAATCAAAACCCAGGTCGTAATCCGTACATGGTTCAAACTACCTTAAATTGGGCTACAGCTTTGTCTGACAAAGGTTCTGCACTTGCAGCATCCGATGTTGTTCCTGTAATTGCTGTACCTAAAGGTACTATGGTCATGAACGCAGGTATCGAAGTTACTACTGCATCCGATGGCTCTACTTTTACAGTAGACTTGGGTATGGTAGATGCTGACGTATTTGTTGATGGCTTTGATGCAACATCTGCAGCAGCAGTAGTAGCACAAAATCCAGCAGCATATCAACCTGTAATGGCTGTTGCTAATGACAACATTGATGTAACAATTGCTTCACTTTCAGGTGGTGCTGTTACTTCAGGTAAGTTTCGTGTATGGGCTATCCTAATGGATTGCACAGACATGGGCAACGAAGGTACTGCGGATGAAGTAGATCGTGATCTGCTTGCATAAGTAACTAACTTTAGGGGCTGCTTTCGAGTGGCCCCTTTAGGCTACCTAACAAGAGGATTTATCATGGGTATTACAACAGCAATGTGTACAAGTTTTAAAGGTGAACTGCTTGGCGGTATCCATGATCTGGATACTCACACAATAAAACTTGCACTTATTAAAGCTTCACCTTCTGGTACTTATGGTGCAGCAACAACTAACTATTCAGATGTTACAGGTAACTCTGATGAATCGTCTGGTACTAACTATTCAGCAGGTGGTCAGAATTTAGATAGTGCAGCTATTACTACTTCAGGAACTACTGCTATGGTAGACTTTGCTGACGAAGTATTTTCTAATGTAACAACTTCTGCAGATGGGTGTATTATTTATAACTCATCAGCATCTAATAAAGCTATTGCTGTCATTGACTTTGGAGGAACAGTCAGTGCTACAGCAGGTGATTTGACAATTGAATTTCCAGCAGTAGGAACTAGTACTGCAGTTATCCGCATAGCCTAATGGCTGTTGTAGCAGCTTCAGCACGATTTGCTACAGGTAGATATGGTGTATCTGCTTACGGTGTTGAAGACATATCCAGAACACTTACTGGTGTATCTGCTACAGGTAGTGTAAATACAGTAGAAGAAAAACCTACTGAGGTTCTTAATAGTGTATCTTCTACTGGTGCTGTAAATACAGTTACAGTAAATATTCAAGAAGATATTACTGGTGTAAGTGCTACAGGTTCTATTGGCACATTAGGTATTAGTAACACTGTAACCCTTACAGGTACAGCAGGAACAACAGCAATAGAATCTGTATCTGCTGGTGGTTTTGAAATTGACATTACAGAACGTATTAGTACAAGCGTAGTTGCAACAGGTGCTATTGGTACTGTAGAACCACAAGTAGATGAAAACTTAAATAGCGTAAGTTCTACAGGCTCTATTGGAACTCTTGTACTACACGCAGATTCACAACTAACATTAACAGGTGTTACAGCTACAGCTTCAGTAAATGAAGTAGAAGATCAAACAACTGAAAAGCTTGGTAGTGTATCAGCAACAGGTGCTGTACAAGCACTAGCACAAGTTAAAGTAAGTGAAGCTCTAGCTTCTGCACCAGCTACAGGTACGATAGGTACAGTAGGTACAACTGCAGTAGTCTTTGACTTCCAAGCTGTAAGAGAGCAGTATAGCCGTAGACGTACAGTATATATAGCAGAGGCAGCATAATGTCTACTTCAGCATCCAGAACTGTACGTATACCTGATGAGAATAGATTGGTATTTGTTTCTGCCTTTGACACAAATAGGACAGTAAGAATACCACAAGAAAATAGAATAGTTTTTGTAGAACGACAAGCAACATCTGCAGAACGAACTGTATACGCAACTGAGGATTAAACATGAGTTTTCGTTGGCCTAATAAAGACCCTGATGAACAACTAGATTACAGTGTAGATTGGTCACGTTTTCTTGGTACTGCTACTATTAGTAGTGTTACATGGTCTGTGAAGAGTACTGCTTATAGTACTAAGACTACACTAGGTGCAGGACAAACACTTACTGTTGCTTCAAGTTCTGCAACTACCGATGATATACAAAACGTATCACAGACTAATACTACTAATGTAGCTACTATTAATATTGGTGGTGGTACAAATAACATTGAATATACTTTTTTCTGTAACATGATTGATAGCACAGGCAGTCAAGCAGAACGCAGTATTAAGTTACGGGTAAAGGAACGTTAAATGGCTTATGATTATCTTGGTCTAGTAAATGACGTAAACCGTAGACTTAATGAAGTAGAGCTTACATCAAGTAACTTTGCTGCTGCTACTGGTGAGTACAGCATGATTAAAGATGCAGTAAATTCTGCTATTCGTTATATCAACCAACACGAATACGAGTGGCCTTTTAATCATGTAGAAACAGAAGAGACACTGACTGCAGGTACAATACGTTATGCTTACCCTGCAGATGCTAAAACACTTGATATGGATAGTTTTCGTATTAAACGTAATACTACTTTTAACAACTCAACTAAAAGACTTCGTTTAATTTCCTACGAAGAGTATTTAGATAAATATGTAGACTATGAGTATGATACAAGTACAAGTATTAGGACTTTACCTGAGTATGTATTTAGAACTCCTAACCAAGAGTTTGGACTTGTAGCTCCCCCAGATAATGCTTACGAATTAGTTTATGAATATTATAGATTACCTGTAGATCTTATTAATGCTACAGATGTACCATCAGTGCCTGAGCAGTTTAGATACATGATTACTAATGGTGCAATGCACTTTGCTTACATGTTTAGGGGTGAAGGTCAAGAAGCTGCAATGATTCAACAACGCTTTGATGATGAGATTAAACAACTACGTAGCCTTTACATTAACCGTTACGACTACCTGAGATCAACTGTAATAAACCAGACAAACTCTTCTTTTAACACTATTAGGGTTTCTTAATACATGCCATCAACTCGTCAAACATACCCTATAGAATTTAAGGGTGGACTTGTTACTAATATGAGTCCATTGCAACAAGGTATTAATGCACCGGGATCTGCAAGAACTCTTAGAAACTTTGAGCCATCTATTGAGGGTGGCTACAGACGTATAGAAGGTTATACTAAATACAATAGTAGTATTATCCCACCATACGGTGCTCCTGTTGTACACGGTGCTAGTCAGTCTGGTACTACACTTATTATAGGCAATATACATCAAACACCAGAAGCAGGTGATACACTTACAGTA